GTACTTCATCAAATACTACAGGTGCTTCTACTGCCTCAGGTTCATTGCTAATCTTGTCGAACAAATCAATGAACGCTAAACGAGTGATGTCGTCAAAACGATTACAACAAAGTTCTACTGCTTTCTTGCTATCTCGGAAGATGCTATAAGCACGAACTACGTGAACCAGACGACGTGTGGTAATGAGTTCATCGACACCACCATCTTCAAACGTGCGACGGATGGCATCTGCCCATTTTACTAATGTTTCAGCGAACTCTTGATTCTCACAACCGAATTGTGTCATCAGATTGTTGATGATCTTTAGTTCTACTTTTGCAGAAGGATATTCTTGATTGAACGTGACAGCAAATCGTTCAAGGAATGCTTCATTCAGAATGTTCGTACCGATGTAACGACCATCATCACTACCTTTACCTTTGGTGTTAGCAGTGGCAATAATATTGAATCCAACTGCAGGAGTGATCAATTCATTCCTAAGTTTAAAGTAGTATGGTTTACCTTCGAGGATGGGTTGTAAGCACAACAGAGCATTTGCTCCACCAGCATCCACCTCATCAAGCAGAAGGGTTGCACCAGTACGCATTGCAATCAAGACTGGTCCATCTACTACCTGTACGTTTCCATCTACTAGAGTTTTGGAACCGACTAACTGCTCTTCATCGGTCATCATGTTCAGATTGACACGAATCAAATTCTTCTTGTGCTGTGCACAAATCTGCTCGACCATGGTTGATTTGCCATTACCTGTTGGTCCAGTAATGTAAGTCGGATAAAACAAACCAGACTTAATAATGGCATCCACGTCTTTGTGATTACCGAATGCAACGTAGTTTGGATCCTTCACTGGAATCATAGATACACTCACAGTATTTGGTTCAGTTTTCTTTTGCTTTGGTAACTCAACCACATTATCAACAACACGTGGAATATTAGCAACTGCATAAACTCCACGACCAATTTTTTCTTCCATCAACCAAAGAGGATATTTGGAAGTCTTTAAGTTTTCCATTGTTTCTACTAACTGTGGACGAGTAACTCTACCCTCAGTCAAAATGTCTGGAAACAGAGAAAACAGTTTACCCTCAAACTCACTTCTGAACTGCTGATCAATTCTTGCCATAATATAAAACTCCATTCACTCAATCAATAATAAGATTATACTGCATACTTCAATTAATGTCAACTACACAACTTCTTGAATCATTCACTCAATAAGACTATTATGTCCTAATATTGAATTAAAGACAACACCCCTGAGACCCTGTTGGGTACAGGGTTATGCAACATATCCGATGAACTTATCAAGTAGAACTCGGGAATGTTTCTTTGTATTGAACATTTTAGAGAACTTACGAGCAATAGCAGCAGCACTCTGATCACCGTCAATACTAGAAAGATCATCACTATCAACAATGTTGGTAGCAGTATCTGGAATAACAAACAGATCATCACGACCAGTATTACTTAAAGAATAGAAACCTTGTTCTTTAAACTTGCTGCGCATATCAACCAATTTGATATGATCTTGATAATCTGAATAACCAAAATGATCAGAGAACACATTGCGTAATTGACGAATACGATTTTTGCAGATATAGAAACCAACAATTTTACAATCGTTTTGATCACGGAGTAAACGCAACAAAGACTCAGTTTGTTTAAATGCACCCGATGAAATATCGTAGTCCTTACCTGTTTTTGAATCTCTTAAAAAGATTTTAATTTTGAATACTTTGGAAGTTCCATCTTCATTATAGTTTCTTTCCATATTATGCATTGGTGTTGTGGTTTTTAATCCACAGGACTGACCATCAGTTAAAGTAATAAAAGTAAGTTTCTCAATGTTATACTGTTTTTTAAACTGTGGAATATACTTGGTCATATAAATCAATGCATCGTTTAATGGTGTGTCACCAAGACTATATCCAGATGCCATAGAAACAACAGGAGTGGTAAATCTACGAGCAACAGTCATAAACTCAGCATTACTCATTTTATTAGAGAACAATTGTAATAAAGCATATTGTCCATCTGAGTATAACAAATTCTTGCTGGCATTATCTCGCATTGACCGCTGCCACAACTGTAATTTTTGTAAGTCGCCATCATTCATATTGTGATTATTATAACAACCAGAGAATGCATAGACTTCAAATGGAATGTTAATACGACGACAGAACATTACAAGGTTAATCACCTGTTTGATTGTTGGCATAATAACATCATGCATCGAACCTGACCAGTCCAACAAGAAAATCATACCATGATTCTTACCGTTTGGAATCGTTGTAACACGTTTGAAAATGTCATCCGTCAGTTTGCTAGCATACAGTTTACTCATGTTCAACGAACCAGACTTTGCAATCTTGGCACGTTTGTATGCATGCGCACTTTTCCTCATCTCAAATTCTTTAACAAGATAATTAACCATCTTGTCAGAACTCTTCATGAATTTAGTAAACTCAGTTTTGTATTTTTGATTTTCTTGTCTTTGTAAGAGGGTATCAACAATACTGGTTTCAGTTATAATTCGTTTGTATGATATAATAGGATCAACAGCAGCATCAGCGCAAATACTATAATACTTGTGCTTGATTGTTTCGTCTGCCAACTCTTCTAATTTTTGTTTGAGTTTGGTGTCGGTTTCTGATGCAATACCATCTTGCATATTATGATCATGAATTATCGTTTCAAACGAATGATCTCTTTCAGAAGAACCTTCAGTCATTTCTTTTTCTTCTTCTACTTCTTCGTCATTGAGATCCCATTCATCAACTTCTTCACCCTTTTCTTTTATTGCTTGTTCTAGCAATTCTTCTAATTGTTCTTTTTTCTTTTCTCGCTCTGCTTTGGTGTAGTCAAAAAGTTCTTTGGCAACTCGAATGGCATCGTCAATACTTTCTACACGATCCACACGATCAACAAATTCTTTTTCTGTTTTGGTGAATACTACACCACAATTGTAACCTGCTTTGAAGTATAGATTGATACGATCAATCAATATCATTTCATTAAAGTCACGATCCTTCAATTCAAAGAAGTCACGATCCATCAATTGTTTGTAACCCAAATTGAAAGTTTTACGAATTCCTGGAAATTTGCGTTTCATCAATTTCTCAATGCGTGCATCTTCCACAACATTAAGATAACCAGCAAATACTCTGTCATCTTTAGTTTCTTCGATATACTTCTCAGTGGTATAAATTGCATGACCAACTTCGTGAGCAACTAGCATGCCCTCGATTTCTGGAGTCATGTCTTTCCAGTATGGTAATGACAGTACTCGATTTTTGACATCAAAGAATGCAGTTACACAATTGTTGCGAACAACAGTAAGATTCTCTGTGGCAAGGAGTTTTGCTACTAAATCAACACTATTCATAATATATTTCCTATCTCAATACAACCATTATGCTCTATATTTGAATTAAAGACAACTATTAAATAATTCCCTGTAAAATCAACAACTTACGAACGAGCATTGGAGATAACCGAGAAATCATTCTTCTTTTCAACCCGAATAACCGAGTGGAACTTATCGAACAGAAGATCCCCTTTATGACTAATTACGAATATGTTTGTACCTTCACCAAACTGATCAAGCAATGACATAAACGATTCTGTGCCATTTACATCCAAAGACGAATCCATGATCTCGTCAAAGATTAATAGATTAGTATTCACAGAGTTCTTCATCTTGGCAATCTGTCTCCATGTGAATAGAATTGCTAAGTCTATGCGTTGCTTCTCACCTTCAGAGAAACTATCATATGTAAACTCATCTCGGAATCTAGATTTAATCTTTTCATCAAAACTTTCATCCAGTTCAAAGTGAATATAAGAATCCATCACATTAAGATATTTGTTGATTAACTTATTCATGATAGGTAAGTATTCACGAATGATTGCCGTTTTGATACCAGTGTCTTTAAGTAACAACCCAGCAATCTCTTGTAGGTTTTTAGTTTCTGATAGACGATTCTTATTACTCAACATACTCATTGCATTATTGGCAAGTTCTTTCAGAGTAGTTTTCTCACCTTCAACATCGGCAGTGTCGTTTCTATTTTCTACAATTTCTACATTGAGTTTACTAATCTGCTTGTTGAGCATAGAGATGGCAGTGTTAGTAGTAGACAGTTCAATGTTCTTATTTGTTATTTGTTTTTGAATCTCATTAATATTCTTCAACCTAGTCTGC